AAATATCCGAAGTGTGTTCCGCTTGCTAAGGCAAAACGAATGTCGTCTTCGCAGAAGAAAAGCGCTGTGTCGCGTAAGCGAGCTAAGGCGCAGGGCGTAAAGGGAAAGCCAACAATGGTTTCAACTTTCGCTAAGAAGAAGAAGTAGATGCAGACTCTAGCTGCCCTTCAGTCTCAGATAAGCCAACTGCCCTATCACGAGCAGTGTGAACTCTTAGAACTGATGGAGAAGCTGGAGACAGCAAAGACACGGGAAGCAAGCCAGACGGACTTTCTTGCATTTGTCAAAGCAGTATGGCCTGCCTTCATTGAGGGCAAACACCACAAGACAATGGCTGAAGCCTTTGAGCGCGTAGCCGAAGGCAAGCTAAAACGCTTGATCGTCAATATGCCTCCTCGACATACAAAGTCTGAGTTTGCTTCCTACCTGTTACCCGCTTGGTTCTTAGGGAAGACGCCGGAAAAGAAAGTTATCCAGACAGCGCATACCGCAGAATTAGCTGTAGGCTTTGGACGTAAGGTTCGTAACCTGTTTGGCGATCAGAGCTTCAAGGATATTTTTCCCGGCTCGCAGTTGCAGTCGGACAGTAAAGCAGCGGGACGCTGGAACACCAACAAAGGTGGTGAGTATTTTGCTATCGGTGTTGGTGGTGCGGTTACCGGTAAAGGCGCAGATGTTCTGATCATTGACGATCCTCACTCAGAACAGGATGCGGCCCAAGGGCAGTATCATCCTGAAGTCTTTGACCGTGTGTATGAGTGGTACACATCCGGTCCTCGCCAGCGACTACAGCCCGGAGGGGCCATCATCGTGGTGATGACCCGCTGGAGTAAGCGGGACCTGACCGGGAAGATTATAGATAACTCTGTGAAGCGGGCAGGTTCTGATGAGTGGGAGGTGATTGAACTCCCGGCCATTATGCCCTCAGGTAATCCGCTGTGGCCCGAATACTGGGGCATTAAAGAGTTAGAGGCCTTGCGCTCAGAACTTCCGTTATCGAAGTGGTCAGCGCAGTATCAGCAAGATCCAACCTCAGAAGAGGGAGCGCTGATTAAGAGGGAGTGGTGGCAGGAGTGGAAGGGCAAGCACCCGCCTCCCTGCGAGTTTGTTATTCAAAGCTGGGACACGGCGTTTCTTAAAACGGAAAGGTCGGACTACTCAGCTTGCACAACGTGGGGCGTTTTCTTTAATGAGGAAGAAGACGCTATGCACATTATTCTTTTGGATGCTTTTAAGGAGCGCATGGAGTTTCCAGAGCTTAAGAAGCGTGCATACGAGATGTGGCAGGAAGTTGAACCTGATGCGTTTCTGGTAGAAGGTAAGGCCTCCGGGATGCCTTTGGTGTTTGAACTTCGACAGATGGGAATACCTGTGTCGGAGTATGTCCCATCAAGGGGAAACGACAAGATTGCCCGCGTAAACTCTGTGGCAGATATGTTTGCATCGGGTATGGTCTGGGCACCGATGACACGGTGGGCTGAAGAAGTTATTGAAGAGTTTGCTGCGTTTCCCGCTGGGGATCACGATGACCTTGTGGACAGTTCAACGCAGGCTTTAATGCGATTTAGACAAGGCGGCTTCATCCGTAATCCTACTGATGAAGAAGACGAATGGATGCCACCTCGTTATGCGGAGTATTATTAATGGCAATTGATAAGGCCCTATCAGGATCGGGAACGCCGATGGAAGAGGGCGATGCTGTAGAGATTGAGATCGTCAATCCCGAGGCAATGTCTATACAAACGCCAGATGGTGGTGTGGTTATCGACTTCGATCCCGAAGCCGAAGATCTTATTGAGCATGGCTCTAATCTTGCTGAGTACATTGATGAAAGCGAATTAGGCTCTATCAAGTCTGAGCTCATGGGCGCGTTTGAGGCAGACCGGGCTTCACGCAGTGAGTGGGAAGAAACTTATATCAAGGGCCTTGATCTTTTAGGTCTAAAGATTGAAGAGCGAACAACGCCGTGGCCGGGGGCGTGCGGGGTGTTCCACCCGGTATTGTCAGAAGCGGTTATCCGTTTTCAGGCGCAGTCAATTATGGAGACGTTCCCTGCAAAGGGGCCGGTTCGCACTCAGATTATCGGAGACCTGACCGAAGAAAAAGAAGCTCAGGCTATTCGTGTTCAGACCGAGATGAACTACCAGCTTACGGAAGGGATGCCTGACTACCGAAGCGAGCATGAGAATATGTTGTTCGCTCTGCCGCTAGCGGGGAGTGCTTTCAAAAAAGTTTACTATGACGCCGACATGGAGCGGCCAACCGCTGTGTTTGTTCCTGCGGAAGATATGGTTGTTGCTTATGGGGCCAGCGATCTTCTGAGTTGTGGGCGCTATACCCACGTAATGAAGAAGACAAAGAACGAGGTCCGTAAGCTACAGGTTGCAGGGTTCTATAGGGATATTGATCTTGGCAACCCGTCTCCTGACTACACCAAGGTGCAGGAGCAGTACAATTCTTTGCAGGGCGAGCGGCCTGACTTTGAGTATGATGATCGTTACACGCTTCTTGAGTGTCATGTTGATTTGGATCTGGCGGGCTTTGAAGACGAGCGGGACGGAGAAGAGACCGGCATAGCATTGCCTTATGTGGTGACCATCGACAAGTCATCAGGGAAAGTGCTTTCAATCTATCGGAACTGGGAAGAGACAGACCCCGTTAAAAAGAAACTGTTACACTTCGTTCACTATAAGTATTTGCCGTCCTTGGGGTTTTATGGCTATGGGCTTATCCATTGCATCGGCGGGCTGACAAAATCTGCAACATCTATACTCCGACAGCTTGTTGATGCGGGCACTTTGTCCAACCTCCCGGCTGGCTTGAAGTCACGGGGGTTGCGGATTAAAGGTGATGACAGTCCAATCATGCCGGGCGAGTTCCGGGATGTGGATGTGCCCGGCGGCGCTATTCGGGACAACATTACCTTTATGCCCTACAAAGAACCCAGTGGGGTTCTTTACCAGTTGCTGGGGAACATTGTAGAGGAAGGCAGAAGGTTTGCTTCGCTGGCTGATATGAAGATCAGCGACATGAACAACGAAGCCCCCGTGGGCACTACTCTTGCCATCATAGAGCGTGGCATGAAAGTTATGTCTGCGGTTCAGGCTAGGCTTCACGCGTCAATGCGCAAAGAGTTTGGTATTCTTGCCAGCTTGATTAAGACGTATCTTCCTGCGCAGTACGCCTACGAAACCGGCTCCGTAAGGGCTGAAGATTTTGATGACCGCGTAGACATCATTCCGGTGTCTGACCCGAACGCGACGACAATGGCGCAGCGGGTCATGCAGTATCAGGCCGCGTTACAGTTAGCCGCACAGGCTCCGCAAATGTACAATCTGCCTGAGCTTCATCGTCAGATGCTGATGACTATGGGGCTTCAAGACGTTGATAAGATTGTTCCTGACACTGACGACATGAAGCCGACAGACCCTGTTACAGAGAACGAAAACATTATCAATGGCAAACCCGTCAAGGCTTTCTCGTATCAAGATCACAAGGCCCACATTACTGTTCACATGAACGCTTTGCAGGACCCCAAGATCATGCAGCTTGTTTCTCAGTCTCCACAAGCAGGAGCTATCCAAGCCGCAGCAGAGACACACATACGCGAACACTTAGCGTTTGAGTATCGTAACGAGATTGAGCAGCAGATGGGCGTGCCGCTTCCGCCAGAAGGTGAGCCGTTACCACGAGACGTAGAAAAAGAACTGGCTATGTTGTTGGCTCAGGCTTCAACCAAGTTGCTACAAAAAGATCAGGCAGAGGCCCAACAGAAACAAGCCATGGAGCAGGCTCAAGATCCAATCGTCCAGCAGGCTCAGGAAGAGCTTAACATTCGACGGATGGAAGTTGAACGGAAGGCTCAGGCAGACAAGATGAAAGCTGACGTGGAAATGGACAAAGCAGAAATGCTTGATGCCCGTGAGCGTGAAAGAATTGAATCTAACGAGCGTATCACTGGTGCGCAGATTGGGGCAAAGATTGCCAGCGAGGTCTTGGAGGGAGAGATCGAAGGCGTTCAACTGGCAGAAAAGGAAAAGATGGAGGGAGCTAGGCTTGGTGTCGAAATAGCCAAGGCGGTTCTAAACAATGAAGGGAGCAAAGACTAATGGCTAAGGAAGCTGCTCGTAAAAGAGCAAGAACGGCAAAGGGGCATTACAAATCTGACGATCCATCCACACCGGATGTAAACGAAGCATTTGTTTCGGTTGGTGGCGTGGAGGCGAAGCCGCAGACAAAAAAGGCTGCGCCAAAAAAGAATGTTATTCCATTGGTCACGCTTGAAGGGGATCGTATGTACCCTGAGCAGGCCAAGAAGTATTGGGCAAAGATTAACAAGAGCAGTTCTTAATGGATGTCCAAACTCTCGCTGCCCTGTTGCAAAAACGTCTTCGTGAATACATGAACGAAGGTGCAGACCATCTCGCAACAGGAGGCGCAAAAGATTACCCGGAATACCAGAGAATGGTAGGCCGCATTGACGGGATAGCTCTCGCAGAACGTGAACTTCTTGATCTTGCCAAGGAGCAGGACGAGGAGGAGTAGCGCAAAGGGAACCGTTGCCCCTTTTGAAAGCAACGCGCAATGAGGAACATTATGTCTGAAGTGGTTGAGTTAAAGAAAGATGCGCCAACTCAACTTCCTGAGCCGCAAGGCTACAGGTTGTTGATAGGCATGCCTGAGGTTGAAGAGAAAACAGTTGGTGGCATATACAAAACAGATCATGCTATGGAGACAGAATCTGTTGCCAGTATTGTTGGCTTCGTTATTAAAGTGGGGCCTGATGCGTACAAAGATGAAAAGCGGTTTCCTTCGGGACCGTGGTGCAAGGAAGGTGACTTTATTCTCTTCCGTGCTTTTCAGGGGACACGTATCAAAATACATGGTAAGGAGTTCAGGCTGATTAACGATGATGGCGTCGAAGCCGTTGTTGATGATCCGCGTGGATACACGAGGGCATGATGGCTGAAGAAGCGGTAGAAGTCGCAACCGAAAGCGACGTAGAAGTTCAAGTCGTTGATGATACTCCCGAAGAGGATCGTGTTGCTCCGCGTGATCAAGAGGCAGCAGCCGATTTCGATATCTCAGAAGATGAGATTGGGCAGTATTCGGATCGTGTGCAAAAACGCATCAAGCGTTTGAAGTACGAGTTCCATGAGCAACGCCGTGCCAGAGAGACGGCAGAGCGGCAGAACCAAGAAGCGGTGGCTCACGCACAACGTATCGTGCAGGAGAACCGCGAATTGAAGGGCCTCTTGCAAAGAGGAAACGAGGCTCTTTTTAAGGCTACTGAAGCAAAGACGGACAGCGAGCTTCAGATGGCGGAAAAAGATTTCCGGGAAGCCTACGAGGCGGGTGATACAGATCGCATCGTGGATGCCCAGAAACGCGTTAATGACGCACAGTTTTCTCGGCGCAGTGTTGAAGAAATGCGCCCAGTACAAGGGGAGCAGGCCCCAGTAGCTCAGGCACAGCCTCAGCAACAGGAGTATGTTCCTCCTCCAGATCCTCGTGCTATCGAATGGCTGCGCGAGAATCCGTGGTTCGGTCAGGACAAGGAAATGACTTCCTTTGCCTATGGCCTCCACGAAAAACTGGTAGTGGACGAGCGGATATCTCCGCAATCTGAAGACTACTACCAACGTATAGATGAGCGGGTAAGACAAGTCTTCCCTGATCATTTTGATGGTGGCGATCCTCCTCGTGAGGAAGCGCCGCGAAAATCCGTGGTGGCCCCTGCAACTCGTGCAGGCAAAGCCCCGCGCAAGGTTACGTTGACACAATCCCAAGTTGATCTCGCCAAGAAACTTGGGGTGACAGCGGAGCAATATGCTAATCAGATAGCAAAGGATATGGCGCATGGTAGATGACCCTCGGACTAAACGAGAGCATGAAACACGCGAACTAGAGTCGCGCACAGAAACCGGGTGGGTACCGCCTTCTATCTTACCCAATCCTGACCCGCAGGAGGGATGGGTGTTTAGGTGGATACGCACTTCTATAGTTGGTCACGCTGATAACACGAATGTCTCTAAGATGTTTCGTGGTGGTTGGACGCCCTGTAGGGCCGAAGACCATCCTGAGCTTTGCATCCAATCGGATGTAGACTCGCGTTTTGGAAAAGACGGGAACATTGAAGTTGGTGGATTGCTTCTTTGCAAAATGCCAAAAGAGAAAAGTCAACAGCGTGCGCAATACTATAGGGATCTAGCTGCTCAACAAATGGCAGCAGTGGATTCTAATTTCATGCGGGAGCAAGATCCACGTATGCCTCTCTTACAACCGGAGAGGAAGACGCGGGTTGACTTTGGCAACGGAGGGCAATAGCTCTCCATTTTTCGTAAGGAGAAATTGAATCATGGCTGGTTCAGTAGAAGCGCCTTATGGGATGGTTCAAGTCGGAATACTTGGTCAAGGGTACAATACCAGTGGTCAAACCATGTATCCTTTGGGATCTAATAATACCAACGCGATTTTTGCGGGGCAACCCGTACACTTTGCTGCCGGTGTTACGACGGCTATTGCAGCCACCCCAACGACTACGTTTTCGGCAACCAACACTCCCATCGGTGTTGCCTGCGGGTTTCGTTATGTAGACGGAACCACGGGGGCTTTGACGTTTTCAAACCATCTTGTAGCTAGTGCGATGACTGCTTCTGGACACTCTGACGTTCAGGTTTATGTCTGGGACAATCCTCGCGCTGTCTTCAAGGTACAGGCAGATGCCGCGATGGCTTCGACGGACGCAGGAAAGAACTCTGCTCTGACGAACATCACGGCGGTCAACACGCTCGACTTAAGTAAGCAGAGCAAGATGACCGTTGATGCGGACGCTGCTACCACCGCAACCCTTGCTGTTCGTATTATTGGGCTTTACGACGCGCCCAATAATGATTGGACTGATACATATCCCGATGTTCTGGTAACTTGGAACCCCGGCGTGCATCAGTACGATATGAGCACGTTGGCATAGGAGGCTAGATAGATGGCTATTTCAAGAGCGCAAATGCTGAAGGAGCTTCTTCCCGGCCTCAATGCTTTGTTTGGTTTGACGTATGAAACCTACGAAAATGAGAGTGACGAGATCTATGAGACGGAAACCTCGGATCGCTCATTTGAAGAGGAAGTCAAGCTGACGGGCTTCGGGCAGGCTCCGGTCAAACCTGAGGGGGAAGCAATCTCTTACGACTCTGCTAGTGAGAGCTTCTCGGTTCGTTACAACAACGAGACCATTGCCATGGGCTTCGCCATTACGGAGGAGGCTATGGAGGACAACTTGTATGATTCGCTTTCAGCGCGTTATACAAAAGCATTGGCAAGAGCCATGGCTTACACCAAGCAGGTGAAGGCTGCGGTTCCTCTCAATCAGGGTCTCCCAACTGTCAACAACTTCAACTCTGGTGATGGCGTGTCATTGTTTAACACGGCTCACCCGACTGTAGCTGGCGGTACCAACTCCAACACCCCGACCACTCAGGCCGATTTGAATGAGACCAGCCTTGAAGCTGCTGTTATTCAGATTGCCGGTTATGTGGATGAAAAGGGTCTGTTGATTGCTGCTCGTCCGCGTAAGTTGATTGTCCCGCCGAACAATATGTTTGTGGCTACTCGCATCCTCGATTCGGATGGTCGCACTGGTACGGCTGACAATGACATCAACGCCATTAAGAACAACGGGACTATTCCTGAGGGTTATTCGGTGAACCACTATCTCACCGACAGTGACTCTTGGTATCTCATTACCGATGTTCCAAACGGCATGAAACACTTTACTCGTGTTCCGCTCCAGACTTCTATGGACGGCGACTTCGACACGGGCAACGTGCGTTACAAGGCACGGGAGCGCTATTCGTTTGGCGTTTCCGATCCGCTTGGTATCTTCGGCTGCGAAGGTGCTGCTTAATTATAGGGGGGGCGTATGCCCCCCTTATTCTTTCTGGGTGTTACTAGCCCTATCGACTGACCCAGCAGACGCTATGACGACGGTGGGGTTTATCTCTCATAGGAGAATGAAATGAGTTCGACGACTTTCTCAGGCCCGATTAAAGCGGGGACCATTAAAGAAACTACCGGAACAGTGGTGGGCACCGACATGAAGAATGTCGGCCAAGTTGTTATGGCACAGTCCCACGCAATTGACCTTTCAAGCGGCGCTATTGCGGCAGGAGCCACGAATGTAATTATCCCAGCCAATTCGCAGATCATTGATATTGTCTTTGACATTATTACGGCTGCAAGTGGCTCAACCAACATTAGCGTTGGCAAGGTGGGTGGTTCAGCCACGGCGTTTGTTAATGCCTACACTATTGGCACGACGGCTGGACGGCAGTACCCAACGACAAAAGCTGGCGGTGCTTTGGCGTGGGAAGATGTTGGAACCAGTGATGTAAGGATGAACGTCACCAACTCAGCGGCTACATCCTCTGGTGAAGTCAGGCTTACCTTCCTGTATCAGCAGAACACCAATTACGCTTAAGGAACTGGAAGGAGGTTCTGATGACTAGTTTAAGGTCATTCACTTACACCTACTCAGGTTCTGCGGAAAACAAAAGTAACCCTGCGGCAGACACTGATGCCTGTGGAGATGCAGCTACGTTAACCGATGACCAGTTCTATATGCTGCTTGATGGCGGCATGGCAACGGCTGGTGATGGTGACGGCATCTGCACGTCTCAGAGCGTGACAGGGCAACTTAGTATCAACGGCGCAGACTCCGATGAAATCGGTGGAAAGCGACGTGTAAACTTTGGCGTGTCTTCGCCTCGTAGGGTTTCTATATCTTCTAGTAACAACAACTCAAGTTTGACCTTTACAGTTAAAGGGCTGAACGGGAGTGGTCTGGAAGTAACGGAAACCCTTACAGGGCCTAATGCTGCCAGCGTCTACACTGTAAATTTGTTTTCTCGTGTGGACATGGTGTTTAGCAGCGGTACGACAAATGCTGTAACTGTTGGCGACAATGCCGGTCATGTAGATTTTGGTAGCCTGTGCCGCCAAATAAACATCACGTCTGATGGTAACTCCAGTGCGATTACGTTTACTGTCAGTGGCCTTGATGTTTATGGTGCGGTGCAAACCGAAGACATTACAGGGCCTAACTCTGGCACTGCTACCGGGTCTAAGTTTTTCAGGTTTGTGTCCTCAGTTAAAGCGTCAGCTTCTGACAGCAATAGTGTCAGCGCAGGCGTGATAGCTGGTATCCGTATTATGATTAACAATCAGGATACGCGCCTCAAGAACTGGTACATGGTGCAAGCTGCAAATGCTGCTAAAGCAGAGATTGCTATGGAAGATGGTGCAACATCTTCTGCGGCAGGCAGTGCGTTGCTTACCTTTAATCCGGGCCAAGGTGACGGGGTGGTTAACTACCCGGACGTTGGTGGATCTGGAATACGGTTTGCTACAAGCATGAGTTTTGATATGCCGGTAGATGTGGATCTTCTTACCTCAGCCACATTTATGTTTGATGGCTGATAGTAAGTTGGCTGCTGAACTTATGGCGCATGAGCGAGAATGTGCTGTTCGGTGGGAAGCAATAGAAAAACGATTGGCTCGTCTTGAGTTGATGAGTTGGGCGTTCAACATTGCTATTGTATCGGGGCTGTTTGCAATTGTGATGAAGGTTGTCTGATGTCTTCTGCCCGTGACAAAAAAGTTGCGAAGGTTATGGGTGAGTATAAGCGTGGTACTCTTAAAAGCAGTTCAGGCAAAAAAGTTACGAATCGCAAACAAGCTCTGGCAATAGCTAGTAGTGAAGGAGATAGAGTTATGCCTCAAGGTAAGGGTACTTATGGGAGCAAGCGTGGTCGTCCCCCGAAGAAGGCCATGTCGAAGGGTGGCCCGGCAAAGAAGAAACCTGCTGGAAAGAAGAAGCAGGGGTTCAATGCTCGTCTGGATGAGTCATTAGGCTCACGTAACAAGGCCAAAGGAAACTTGGGTTCTCGCCGCCGCGAGAGCGAAGGCATGGAGAAGAAGATGGGCCGTAAGAAGTTTGCAGCGGTCAAGACCATGGACAAGGGTTCAAGGAAGAGGAAAGCCTGATGCCGACATTAAATCCAAAGACGGCCTCCAAGAACAAGGTCAGCAACCAAGAAGCGTATGGCAGCATGCCCGTTGAGGTTGAAGGCACGGGTGGTGATGTCGGGGAAGCCAAGCAGCGCCGTGTCGCAGCCTATGGCAACAACAAAGGCGGTAATGTAATCAGGCAGACCAAGGGCCTGTTTACCTACGGCCCTATGGCGTAGGAGGTTTGTGTGGCAGATATTTCTAGATACAGCCGAAATCCTAAAGTAGGTCGAGGTTACGATACAGCTTTGCCTGCTGAAAGAGAAGCGGAGTACACCAGAAGGGCAAGCCCTCTCGGTAAATATTCCCCTCGTGCAGCTATATTGTCAGGAGTAAGCAAAATGATTGATGCTTTCAGCGACGACGAAACGGCGAGAGGCAGGAGGCACGCAAGGGGCGCTGCTAAAAAAATGAAAATTGACGGCAAAAATCCTAAAGAAGGTGGCGGCATGGCAAGAGATATGCGTGATGGAATGGCTATGGGCGGGCGCACTCGTGTTCCCAGAGTAGACGATTCCAAGGTCCTTATGGAAGCTGGTGGGTACTCCGGTGGCTTGGCTGAGAGTGGTCGCGGCACAATGGCTGGAGAGATGGGCCGCAAAGGATCTATGTCTGTGCGTGAGGCTGGCGAGGATATGTTTGAACTCAGCAAGCGCAAGCGTGGTATGCAAGGCGGTGGCGCTGCAAGTTCTTATAACCGTCGCTACAACAACCAGAACAAGTAACCCGTCATGGCTGTTGAGACGACTGCCACTTTCAATCTTGATATAAACGAGATGGCCGAAGAGGCGTTTGAGCGTTGTGGTCTGGAGATGCGTACAGGTTACGACCTTCAAACCGCAAGGCGCAGCCTCAATCTTATGGGTCTTGAGTGGCAGAACCGTGGACTAAATTTGTGGTGCATTGAGGAAAAATACTTCGATTTCACGCAGGGCACACAAAAGTACACGCTTGATGCAGACACGATTGATGTAATCGAAGCGGTTGTTCGGACAAACCCCGGTACCCAGAACCTACAGATCGACTCAAGTATCTCGCGGGTATCTCCCGTTACATACGCAACAATCCCTGACAAGTTGGAGCAGGGACGCCCAAATCAGTATTGGGTAGACAGGCAACGTGCTGCGCCCGTTATTCATATCTACCCAACGGCGAGTAGTGACTTCACCAGCGCACAGTTTGTGTACTGGCGAGTAAGACGCATGACTGATACGGGTATCAAGGGTTCTAACAACTATGATATTCCCGCGTTGTTTCTCCCGGCTATGGTCGCTGGGCTTGCGTACTATATCGCTCTCAAGAAGCCTGAGGTGTCAGACCGTGTGAGCATGCTCAAGCAAATATATGAAGAGCAGTTCCAGTTAGCCGCAGAAGAGAACAGGGTCAAAGCACCGTTCCGGTTAATTCCGCTAGCGGAGTATTACTCAGCATGAGTTACCCGTATGCGCGAGGCAAATATGCTTATGGGTACTGTGACAAGACAGGCTTCCGGTATCCGTTGAGTGAACTTGTGTACGAAGTGCAGAAGGGAATACGCACGGGACTTCGCGTGGGCAAGGATGTTTTTGATCCTGACCAGCCCCAGAACTGGGTGGGCGCTATTCCTATTAGCGATCCACAGGCTTTGTTTGATCCTCGTCCTAATGGGGCTACGGCAGGCCGGGGGTTGTTTTCTTGGGACCCGGTGGGGGACGGTAACAGCGCGAAGGTCTTGGGAGATCAAGGCATGCAGACGATGCAGATTGATTCTGCTATTGGCACAGTGACCATTGTAACGAGTTGATATTATGGCATTAACATATTCAACATTAGTTCAAGCCATTAAAGATTATACGGACTACGAGGAAGCAGTTTTCGATTCTCAAATAGACCGGTTTATCTCAAATGCTGAACAACGGATTTTGCTTGATGTTCAGTTGCCTGTCTTTAGAAAAAACCAACAGGGCACACTCAATGCAGACAATAAGTATCTTGCGCTGCCTAGTGATTTTCTTGCGCCGTTTTCTTTATCGGTTGTGTCGTCAAACACCTACGACTTCCTTTTAAACAAGGACGTTAATTTTATTCAAGAGTCTTACCCTGACACAACTGAAACAGGTAAGCCAAAGTTCTACGCAATCTTTGATGATACCAATCTTATTGTAGCCCCGATGCCTGATGCAGCGTACACGATGGAGTTTCATTACTTCTACGCGCCTGATGGCTTGTCTGCTGCGAACACGTCAACATGGCTTTCAAGCAATGCTTACGATTCGTTGCTGTATGCCGCTCTTGTGGAGGCCTACATTTTTATGAAGGGCGACACAGAGTTGTTGAGTTACTATCAGGGACGCTATCAAGAAACGCTGCCAAGGCTCAAGAACTTGGGTGAAGGCCGCGACAGAAAAGATGTGTACCGTTCAGGACAACTTAGGATTCCGGTGACATGAGTTTAGAAGGATCGGTTGGAAGCGGAGAGATTGGCCCGGTTACTGTTCATACTACCCAGAACAGGGGGCACTCTCCTGAGGAAATAGCAGAGATGTGCGTTAACAAGATTGTTCACATCTCTCAAGATGCGCCGCCGCATGTGCGCGAACAGGCCCTTGCCTTCCGCGAGAAGGTGAAAGCAGTGGTTGCAGAATATATGCACAGGGCCGTGCAGAGTGACCGTACAACCCTGTGGAACGTCCTAAAGAACGAAGGGTTCCACGACGAAGCTGAGATCATAAGGAGACTCTAATGGCAATCAACCAAGCAATGTGCGGTTCTTATAAGCAAGAGATTACCGCAGGGATTCATTTCTGGGTTCAGCACACGCGAACCTCAAGCACTATAGCCGCCGACACGTTCTATATTGCAATGTTCACTGCTAGTCGAACAGATGCAAATGAGGACCTCACTGGCTACACGGCAACGAACGAAGTCAGCGGCACAAACTATACTGCCAAAGGGCAGGCTTTAACTAGCGTTACCCTTGGGTTATCGGACAACAGCAGTGCGGTGCCTACAGCGTTTCTTGATTTTGCGGATACGACATGGAGTTCCTCGACTATATCTAACGCACGGGTTGCCGTTATATATAACTACACTTTGTCTTCCGCAGGAACTGGCGCAACTGTAAATCACGCGGCTTATCCTTCTGTGTGCGTGTTAGACTTTGGTGGGAACAAGTCCTCCAGTTCTGGAGACTTCACCATTCAGTATCCTGCCAACGACGCGAACAACGCCATTATAAGATTGGCGTAGTCTATGTCCTCTGTAACCATTATCTTTGGCACTGGCTGGGGAAGGGCTGGCTGGAACCAAGGTGCGTGGAACGCAGGGGGTATAAGCTCTTTATCTATAGCGAGCGCTGTTAATAGCGTTACGGCGGTAGAGGGTGCAGGTGTAACAGTGTCTCCGTCTGCGGTGCAGGCAATCTTTTCTTTCGGCACATACAGTGTTGGCGAAGGCACAGGAATTACAATAGTTGAGTCGGGCGTGTCTGCGGCTTCTGCTATTGGAACGGGGTACACAGTTTCTGGGAAGGCGGTTGTATCGCCAACAGAAGTAGGGAGCGTATCAGCTAGTTTCTCTCTTGGAACTTTTGATGTTACGGGCGGCATTGCGTTCTCAGTGACGGGAGTTCAGGCGGTAGGCACCACAGGAACTGAAACTGTCGTCGAGGGAACGGGAATTGCAGTAGCGACGACAGGGACTCAAGCAGCCAGTGCAATTGGTACGGTGACCCCGGCCAGCATGGTTGTTGGTGTGACAGGTGTTTCAATTTCGGGGACAATAAACTATCCGGTTATATGGCAACCTATTGTTCCTGACCAATCTCCAGATTGGGTTCCCATAGGCAGCAGAGACGCAGCGTGAGGTAAAAATGGCAAGTACATACACAACAAATTTTGGTATCGAAAAAATTGGGTCTGGCGATCAGTCTGGCTCATGGGGCACCACGACCAACTTTAACTTGGACATCCTAGATCGTGTGGCTTCTTTCAAAGCCGTTGCGCTAACTGGAACCACACACACCCTAACTGTTAGGGAGGCTTCCCCAGACTCTGGGACAGAAAACCTTCAGGATGGAATGTTCCGCGTCATTAAGTTTACGGGGGCGCTTGGTGCAAACAATACTGTGACCGTAGCTCCGAATACGACGACGGCATACTTTATCTTTGTTAACTCGACAACGGACTCTGGCTCTAGTGGCCCGTACTCTGTGGTTATAAAGCAGGGTTCCGGTGCTGAAATTACCATTCCAAACGGGCACTCATCGGTTGTTTTCTGTGACGGCGCAGGATCTGGCGCTGCTGTAACGGATGCCTTTGCAAAGCTGTACGTCTCTGATGCGATACAGATTGGATCTGGTGCCGCAGAGGACACAAAGATTGTTTTCGATGGTAACGCCCAAGACTTCTACGTTGGCCTAGACGATTCAGCCGATGACTTGATTATTGGATCTGGTTCTGCTGTAGGCACCAACCCAGCAATAGCTGTTGATGAAAACCAACTAGTGACCTTCCCAGCGGCAGCGGTGACCATTGGTGACGGCACAGCGGAAGACACGAAGCTGGTGTATGATGGCAACGCTAAAGATTTCTATGTTGGCTTAGATGACAGCGCAGATAAGTTAGTAATCGGTGTTGGTTCGACTGTTGGAACAAATCCTATTATAACTCTTGATGATGACTCCGTAGTAATTGGTGATGGCGATGCGGTAGACACAAAAGTTGTGTTTGATGGTAACGCTCAGGATTTCTACATAGGGCTAGATGATTCGGCTGATGATCTAGTGTTTGGTCAGGGGTCAACGGTTGGCACCAATGTTGCCTTTGCGATTGATGAGAACCAAGTTACGCAGTTTAGTCATGCTGCGGTAGGCTCTACGCAGACAGCTTCAATCTCTGGCAATACCACATTGGACTTTCAAACGTACCAGAACTTTGTTTTGACCTTTACAGGCAACGTAACGCTCGACAACCCAACGACTGAAGCAGTTGGTCAATCTGGATTTATCTTTGTAATTCAAGATGGGACGGGAAGCAGAACGCTTGCGCTGGGAACTGATTACGAGACAGTAGGAGGTGCGGGCTTGACTATTTCAACAACGGCTTCGGCAGTTGATCTCATCCCATATGTTGTTAAAGCGAGCGGGTCTATCCAGTTAGGCACCGCGCAGTTGGCGTTTGCCTAATGCCTATTTGGTCGCCAGCGCTGTTCTTCGCTTCAACTAGCGACACGGCGTATACCATACAGGACTCTGTGATGCTTGATGGCAGCGCAGATTACTTGACGCTTACGCCAAGTTTTAATGCTTTAGACAATACCAAGGTTACTTTCTCATGGTGGCAGAAGCGCTCTACTCTTAGCACTGTAAGCTGGTTGTATGACGCTGGAAGCAACAACGATCAAATGCAATTCGCAGCAGCGGATGATTTAGAAGTTTCCTTAAATGCCACTACAGATGCTTACTTAAATACAACAGCACTTTTCCGTGACCCGACAGCGTGGCAAAATTTTGTTGTATCGTTTGACACAGGTAACTCAACTTCTGGAGACAGAATGAGGATCTGGAATAATGGTACGGAAATAACTGCTTTTGATACAGATACTATGCCAAGCGCCGGGTACGCTTTGGATTTTCTTGCAAACGGCATTGTTCAAAACCTTGGAAGACGAGGCAACAACTCTCAATTTTGGGGAGGCTACCTTGCAGAGTTCATTGGCTTAGACGGCATATCTGTTACTGATGCGTCGAAGTTTGGAGAAACAAATGATGACGGCATATGGATTCCGAAAGATCCATCAGATACAGACAACATAGCCGATTGGGGTGGTAGCAACTCATTTTGGTTGAAGTTCGCAGATGCAACAAACTTAGGCTTTAACAGCAGGCCCACGGCAGTTACGGCTGTTGCGGAGACTTACAAGATAGATAACTCGCTGTGGTTAGATGGTAGCGCGGACTATCTATCAAGAACGCCTTCTTCAACTGGAACACCAAAAACACAGACCTTTTCTTTTTGGACAAAAGCTAACGTCACCTCTGGCGATACCGCAATATTTGGAGCTTGGCCTGACGACAGCAACCACAGCTACATTGACTTTAATGGTGGAGGGGCGGGAATACTTAGAACTGCTGTTCAGGTTAGTGGGTCAAATAAACTAGATTTACGACCAACACCCGTCTACCTAGACACCACTGCGTGGAAGCATTGGGTTTTCATTTATGACTTCACCAATGAAGTATCAACAGACCGTTGCCGGGTTTACCGAAACGGTGTTCGCATAAATGCTTTTGGGACCGCAACATACCCAGCAACAACTGATACTCCGCATTGGGCTACGTCAGGCACACCAGAAACAATCGGGGCTGTAAAGCCTTCAAGCCCGGTGTGGTTCGCAAATATTTATCTAGCAGACTTTATTCGACTTGATGGATACGCAGCAGAGCCTACAGATTTTGGTGGTTGGAACGCTACCGGAGATTGGGTGCCTATTGATCCCACATCTTTTGTGACATCTAACAAAGGCACGAATGGGTTTCACTTAGACTTTGCAGACCCAAGTGCGCCGGGAAATGATATAAGCGGCAACAACAATGATTTTGCTGCTAATGGCACTATTGCTACAACTCAGACAACTACTGATTCACCCACTAACACCTCTGGTGACAATGAAGGCAACTACGCCACGCTTAACCCTCTTAGTAAAAGTTCAGGTGGTGCAACCACTGCAACAATTAGTGAGGGCAATACAAGATGGCTTCGGCCTAATGACGGTAGCAATAACCAACAATGCTACGCCACCTTTGGCGCAGATGAGGGCAAGTTCTATTTCGAGTTTAAGTTGCTTCAAGCCAACAACGGGTTTGATACTGGACTTTTTGCCGAAGGGGAAATAAACGGCAACGAAGGCGCTGGCTATACGGGTTATGATGTTCAGGGGTATTACCTTGAGAACTATGGAACTGGTGTTGTATGGAAGGTGACCACCGCTGATGGATCAGGGGGTGGCTCAAGGACGGACACTGGGGACAGTTGCACAGCAAACGATGTGATGAAGATTGCCGTAGATTTTGACGCTGGGAAAATCTGGTTAGGAAATGTCACTCAAGATACCTATTACAATTCATCTGGGGCAGATGTAGCTTTTAACACAAGCACGCCAACCTTTACGTTCACAGCTAACACGCGACTGTTCCCTTATATCTTTGGTCACGCCCAAATAAACGAAGCGAAGTTTCGCTTTAACCCAGCATTGTGGACAGGCTCCGCACCAACTGGGTTTAAGCCTTGGAACACATCGGAGCTTCCATCACCAACTGTGACTGATCCACGAGCATATTGGTCTAATTCTTTATATTATGGCACTGCTCAAAATCGTTCAGTACGTCAATGTTTTGATAGTACAGGTACAGCATGGACACCTGATTTTGTATGGATAAAAGGTCGTAGTCATGCTGGTGAGCATGTACTTCTTGATTCTGTTAGAGGCGTTACTAAAGTTTTAACGCCAGATAGTAACGCCGCTGAATTTACTGATACAAAATCTTTAACGTCATTTGATGAAGGCGGGTTTACTCTGGGCGTTGGTGATGATCGAAACGATAGCAATGACGATGGTAAAACCTATGTAGCTTGGTGCATGAAGGCAGGAGGTGCTGCTTCAAGTAATGGCAACGGTAGTATTACAAGCTCAGTAAGCGCAGCAAATCACGGCGGGTTTTCTATTGCAACGTGGACGGGAAATGGCAGTGCGGGTGCGACTATTGGTCATGGGTTAAGTCGCAAACCCGCAATGGGTATCTTTCGGCGTTTATCACTAGCGCAAGACTGGGCGGTTTACCATGAAGGATTAGATGCCTCTGCCCCAGAAGATAAGTATGTCAATTTAAATTTAACTAATGACGTGCAAGATGCTACATGGCTCAACGATACTGCGCCAACTACATCTGTATGGACACTTGGCACAAGCGGATATGTCAATACATCCAGCGAAACTTTTGTGGGGTACTTTTTTGCTAGGACACCAGGATTAATTGGTATCGGGACGTACACTGGTAACAACTCTACTGACGGCCCAATGGTAACCATTGATGACGGCGCTTCTGGATTTAGACCGGCTTGGTTAATGATTAAAGAATATAGCGGCAGTAACAATGGTAATTGGTTTATAAGAGACAGCGCCAGAAATCCGTACAACCCGACTGATCTTGACCTAATGGCTAATTCGACAGACGCGCAATATACGGATTCAAACTCTGATATAGATTTTACGGCTAACGGTTTTAAGATTAGATCTAATGCTGGCGGCTATAATGAAAGCGGTGCGAAGAATCTATACATCGCATTTGCAGACCAACCATTTAACTTAGCGCGGGCGAGGTAGTCATGCCGCAGTCATATTCCCCGGTCGACTTTCCACAGGATTGGTCCGCAGTAAGTATGTCTGCTTCTAGCCAGTTCACTGACTCCTGCTCGGATGATGCAGATAACGATATTGGGAACTACTGTACTTGGAACGCTATTTGTGCCTTTCCTTCAGCGAAAGTCACGTTAGGCGATGGTAATACTAAGGCTACAATAACTCCTGATGGAGCTATTATCGGAAATCAGTTTTTTGATGTTACCGATAGTGATGGGTTCTATTGGGAAACAAAGTTTATATCTAATGTAAGTAATGCAGAACACGTTGGCATTGGACAGCAAACTGTGCCACTAAATAATACAAGTTATCTTAATAATGGCATAGCCACTTATCTTAGTGATGGTGGTGCGGATCATACATCTAGTGATAGATATTCAGGTGGAACATTCCCCACCTATACTGATGGCGATACAATTAGTGTAGCCGTTAAGGGTGGAGCTATCTGGTTTGCAAAAAATAACACTTGGATTAATGGTGCATCGGCAGCAGAGATTGCGGCTGGAACAACTACAAATGCAGTGTTTACTGGCTTGACAGGTATGTGGACTCCTATGGTTCGTGGGCATAGTGGCAGTGCTACAGTATCAACAACTAATTGGGGTGCATCTGCTTTTGCGTATACACCGCCAACTGGCCTAAAGCGCCTTATGACAGCAGATAGATCGGCTCCGACTGTAACCAAACCAGATGATTTTTTTAATACGCTTTTGTACACCGGGAATGGTGGAACCTTAGCGGTAACTGGCGCGGGATTTCAGCCTGACTTTGTTTGGTTAAAATGTCGTTCCGTCGCTACAAACTGGAATGTGGTAGACGTTGTTCGTGGTGCCGATGCTATGTTGAGAATGGCAAGTAGTACCAACACAGAACAAAGTGGTGCGAACCAAGAATTTGAGAGCTTTGACTCTGACGGGTTCACGGTAATTCATCACGGCGGTGTTGTTGAAGAACTAAATAGGAGCGGTGCAACTTACGTGGGGTATTGCATGAAGGCTGGTGGGTCTCCTTCTAGCAATGTTCAGGGGAATGTCACGAGTTCAGTTAGCGCAGCGAGTCACGGCGGGTTCAGTATTGGAACATTCACTACTGGCACCACTGGCGCGATCACGATTGGTCATGGCCTCAGCCGTGCGCCCGGAATGATCATTGTCAAAGACAGAGTATCGACAGGTCAGTATTGGACCTTTCTTGAATCACAAGGTGCCGGAAAATATTTAACTCTTAATACTACTGACGCGCCCGCATCTAGTACGGCAGTGTGGAATAATACGGCCCCGACAGCCACTGTGTTTTCTACGCAAGATAATGGTGCATGGTTAACGGCTAACAATAGTCATGTGTTCTATGCTTTTGCTAAGACGCCGGGTCTAATTGGCATGGGAACCTACACGGGTAATGGCTCTGCCGACGGAGCATTTATACAAGTTGATGATGGCGCATCTGGCTTTAAGCCAGCTTGGGTAATGGTCAAAAGACTAGAAGCTGGCTATGCGTGGCATATTCAAGACGCAGTTAGATCTCCATATAACCCAACGGCACTGGGTCTTAATGCCAATGACACTGGAACCGACAGCGCCTCAACAGCGTATGATTTTATTGCTAATGGATTTAAGTTAAGAACCACGGATGGTGGATATAATGGCTCTGCGTCATATATGTATTTAGCGTTTGCAGAAGATCCATTTGGTGGTGACGGTGTAGCGCAAGCAAGAGCTAGGTGATTAGGCATGGCTCAAAAAATGCAAACAAAAGTAGAGCGAAAGATAATCCGCCGCAGAAGTAAGCCTGTTCATCTTCGGCATCGAAAGAAGCTGGGGCCGAAGTCGCACATGCGCGTTAGATAGATTGGAGACGCAAGATGACTACGATTTATAAAGTTGGCGATAAGTCAATTAAGCCCGGAAGGTCGTGGAAAGACGCCGCTGGTACTGTGCAGCCAAAGAATTGGCACATCTGGAGCGCAGAGGAGAAGAAGGCCGCTGGGATTAAAGAAGTTGTCTTGCAACCGTTTCCTGATAAGCGCCTCTACACTTCTTCTCACACAGCTACAGGCAGCGTCACTTCTAAAAACAAACCGCTAGATGACACCAACGAAGTGGACAAAGACGGCAAGCCCATTCTGGATGCTAATGGTAAGCAGCTAGTCACCCTTGGCGTTAAGAGCAATTTGAAGAACGAAATTAAAGACCAACAACAGTCTCTGCTTTTCCAGACAGATTGGGCCGTTATCCGTAAGGCGGATAAAGGTACCGAGATTCCAGCAAACATTCAGACATGGCGTGACGCAATCCGTGCAAAGGCTACCGAAATGGAAGAGGCCATTGATAAGGCTTCTAACACAAAAGCAATGGAGGCTTTGTTCGTTAAGTACACCACGGATAGCGATGGCAAAACTACGAAGTCAGGCATCCTGTACGATTGGCCTGAACTCGCGGAGTAGACCTTCATGCCGTATCAGAACATCACTCTCCGTCCCGGTATTGTGAGGGAGACCACTTCCTATGCAAACGAAGGGGGATGGTTTGATTGTGACATGGTGCGGTTTAGGTATGGTTTGCCTGAGAAGTTCGGCGGTTGGACAAAAGCAACGTCTTCTTCTTTTCAAGGCGCGTGTCGGTCTCTACACAATTGGGTCGCCGCAGACGGTTCAAACTATCTTGGGGTGGGGACTAACTTAAAATTCTATATAGAAGAGGGAAACAACTTCTACGACATTACCCCAGTTAGGAGGACGGCCTCCCTGACAGCAGCGGCGCTAGCCACTGTTAACACAGAAAAGACTGTTACTGTTACTGATCCCGGACATGGGGCGTTACAGAATGATTTTGTTACCTTTACAGGTTTAAGCGCAGTTAATGGTATTGTTGCTGGCGACCTTAACAAGGAGCATCAGATAACAAGTGTCACGGATTCCAACATCTATGTTATTACAGTCACTGGGGCAGCGACCTCGACGGGAACTGGTTCGGGGGGAGATGCGTTCACAGCGACGTATCAGATTAATACTGGTCCCAATTCGACCGCTGGCGGTACTGGTTGGGGTGCTGGTCTGTGGGGTGGCATTGTTACGGGCGCTACAGCTACTACTTTAAACGGAGCTATATCTAGCCCTACATCTACGTCGAACATTACATTAGCTTCTGCCACTGGTTTTTCGTCAGGCAGTAGCACCTTGGGTACAACCATTACCGACGCCAGCACTTCGATCACCGTGGCTAGCTCTACAGGGTTTCCTGATAAAGGAACAATTACAGTAGGCTCTGAAGTTATTAAGTACAATAACCTGTCCGGGAATGTATTTACAGACCTCACTCGTGGAGCTTTCGGAACAACTGCTGCCGCCCATACATCTGGGGCGACTGTAACTTATCTGGGAGTTGTCCTGATAGACGATGAGCTTATCACCTACACTGGCATTTCAACTAATGACCTGACAGGAATAACACGGGGCACCAGAGGAACAACTGGGGCCACTCACAGTGACGCTGTTCCAGTTCAGGATGCTCGTACTTACATTGGGTGGGGAGACGCCTCTTCCGTCACCGTAACGAATGAGCTTCGCTTGTGGTCACAAGATAATTACGAAGAGGATCTTCTCTTCAATGTGCGTGATGGCGCTATTTATATATGGCAAAAAGTTAACGGCCTCTTAACGGCAGGAGTCGATCTTAGTTCTTTGGCAGGTGGCATTGATGTTCCCGTGGTTGCAAAGCAAGTGCTTACCTCTGATCGTGACGGTCATGTGATTTGTTTCGGAACCAATCCTGCTGGGTCTAGTACACAAGACCCCTTGTTGGTTCGCTGGTCTAATATAGAGAGCTTTACTGATTGGGATATAACGGGCGCAACGGCTGGGGATATGCCGTTAGGATCAGGTTCAACCTTTGTTAAAGCAGTTGAAACTAAACGTGAGATTGTTATCTGGACAGATACTGCGATGTACTCCATGACATTTGTAGGAAGCCCAGACACATTTAAGTTTACGCAAATATCAAATAACACCACCATTATTTCCCCCAATGCTGTGGGGAACGTCGATGATGTATTGTTCTGGATGGGGCGCGAAACTTTTTATAAGTATGACGGGCGTGTTCAGCAGATGCCCTGCCCGATTAGGTTCAAAGTGTTTGGAGACCTGAACACAACTCGGATAAGTACAATCTATGCAGGGGTTAATTCAGAGTTCACGGAGGTGATCTGGTTTTATCCCTCTGCCGATTCTGAAGAGAATGATTCTTATGTTGTCTACAACTATGGCGAGAACGTCTGGTACTACGGAAAACTTTCCCGTACAGCTTGGTTGGACAGGGGGGTTCGTGATTTCCCTCAAGCTACGGGGGTAGAGTCCAACCCCTACTTGTATAATCACGAAAGCGGTAACGATAACGACGGCTCTGCTATTACGGCTTTTGTAGAAAGCTCTCAGTTTGATATTGGACAGGGAGACCAGTTTAGTTTTGTGGATCGTCTAATTCCTGATCTTACTTTCGACGGGTCAACAGGAGTGGACCCCACGGCAACCTTCACTATACAAGCGCGTAATTTCCCCGGCGCTACCTATGATCAGTCTCAATCGGCTGGCGTTACCAAGACTGCAACAACCCCAATCCAACAGTTTACCAATCAGGCCTTCTTACGAGTGCGGGGCAGGAGCATATCATTAAAGGTATCAAGTGATGCCGAAGGAGTTCAATGGAGGCTAGGTGTTCCGCGTCTGAACATTAGACCGGATGGCAGAAGATGATTTTTACCGCTGGAGTTCCTGTATTTCCGACACCTCCTGAGGAGTACGACGCAGCATATGTTGCTGATCTTATAAGGGCTTTAAACTATTTTGTAGATCAGGCAGGCAATGCTGGCCCGATGCGAGGCACAACTCTAGTTCTGACTGATCTTCCTACAAGTGGGGCACAGTTAGAAACTGGTACGGTGTACAACGATAATGGTACACTCAAGGTAGTTCTCGTGAACGTGGGATATGCAAGTTCAGTGAGTGCCGCATTAAGTATTGGCACTGTAACAGTTACGACATCGTAGGTGCATGATGGACGATTTTGATATGTTCGCCGACCAAACTGAAATTGGTGAGCCGGGCGAACACGATCTTGGACTCGATGATCCGTCTGAAGAGGCGTTTTATGATCCGCCTCCATACGAGCCGCCCCGTAATATTATCAGCCCAGATAGGAGTCCTATCGGGCAGGCTTTTGATGCGGTGATAGGACTTGTTCCAGACCCAACTACCGTGAAAGGCGCTTTTGATCTAGGCTTAACTGCTTTCAGTCTGGGGTCAAATAAAGCGGCAATGCAAGCGGCTAGCTATGCTAACACGATGATGAATGCCGCAGGTCGCACTAGCCCTCCCTCTTCATCTTCCTCAAAGGGGTTTACACAACCGGGACCGCATCCTGATGAAGGTAGGTTTGATATAGCTGGAGCGCCGCCCCCGCCGGGCGCTCCTCCAGCTATGCTATCTATACCAAGTGGTCGGCCCACACCAGTTAGCCCAGTAAATATTGTGAGCTTGAGGGACCCAGTTGAGTTCCAGACTCAACCTATTCCGAGTATTCCGAGTCCTATTCCGGGTATTCCGAGTCCTCCGCGAGAAGAAATTGTAGGTAGGCCCCGGAGCCCATCAATGGAGCGAGAGCCGCAAATGCGAGCCGCGTCGAGAACTCCTTCCGGTCAGCAAGTAGAAATGCGTTCTACGACAGCGCCTTCCGAAGGACGACCTTCTCCGGCCCAGAACATTGCAGCGCTAGGGAACTATACAGGTGGAGAAACAGGGCGAAATATCGACGCATTTCTTGGTAAGGGAGTAGAATTTTTTGGTGGCCTTGAAAGGGGCGCTAAGGATTTTGCTGAAAACCTTGCTAATCTGTTCACGGGCAAGTCGCAGAATGTAGCAGCCCCATCAGGCCGATACTCCCCCTTTGGCCCGCCAACGCAAACTGCGGAACGAGACCCTAGTAAGTATGGCGACCAAGATAATGACGGGGTAGGAGATC